ACCTGACAACGTAACTGCAACATTCTCTGGTGGCGTAACTTCATCTCTGTCTACTTCTGGTGGATTCAACATCTACTCTGTGACTGCGACCAGCACGACAAGTGAGACTGTGACATTTGCAAGAACGTTTACTGCTGACTTTTTGGTTGTTGCTGGTGGAGGCGGTGGCGGTGGTTTAGGCGGCGGTGGCGGCGCAGGTGGGTATAGAACCTCGGCTGGAACTAGCGGCGGCGGTGCATCTGCTGAATCAAAACTTACTTTTGCTCTTGGTACAAGTTACACCGTAACAGTTGGTGGCGGTGGAGCAGCCGGGGCAACTGGTGGATATAACTTTGGCAGTGATGGATCAAATAGTAGGATTAGCACAGTCACATCCACAGGTGGCGGCGGCGGTGGACGTTATGACGCACAGCCCGGACGTACAGGTGGTTCTGGTGGCGGTGGCGGTTGTTCAGAAAATTCTGCTGCACCGTCTGGAGGCGCTGGAACTGCTAATCAAGGTTACGCTGGTGGAACTGGTAATAACCGTGGTGGAAGTGGTGAAGCAAATTACACGGCTGGTGGCGGAGGCGGAGCGGGCGGAGCAGGAAGTGCAGCGGGATCAGATGCTGGTGGAAACGGCGGCGCTGGTGTTTCATCTTCCATTACTGGTTCCGCAGTAACTCGTGCTGGCGGCGGTGGCGGTAATGGAGCAGATGCAAGAGGTACTGTTGGCGCTGGTGGTTCTGGTGGCGGCGGTGCTGGTGGTGGTGGAAGTAGTAGTACTGCGCCTGTTGCCGGAAGCACAAATACCGGTGGTGGTGGAGGTGGAACTCGCTTTGGAGCCGTTTCTGCTGGTGCTGGCGGTTCAGGCGTAGTCATTATTAAGATTCCAGACCTGTTCACGGCTACCTTCTCAGGCGGTGTTACATCTTCATTATCTACTTCGGTATCTGGGTTTAAGATTTACACCGTAACCGCTACATCAACAACATCTGAAACCGTTACATTCAGCGCAGTATAAGGAGAAAACATGGCACATTTTGCAAAACTTGATGAAAACAATGTCGTAATCTTTGTTACCGTAGGTCGTGATGAGGACAACGGCAAAGAGGCAGAACTCTCTGCCCGTACAGGCGATGTCTACAAACAGACTTCGTATAACACTCACGGTGGCGTACACGCACTAGGTGGTACACCTTTCCGTAAGAACTATGCGGGACTAGGCTACACCTACGATGAAGGGCGTGATGCGTTTATTCCTCCCAAGCCCTATGCGTCTTGGCTGCTAAACGAGGACACCTGTTTGTGGGAATCGCCAGTGCCATATCCTAATGATGGTAAGCGTTATACATGGGATGAGGATGCTGGTAACTGGGCGGAGATTCCTGATGCTAATTAAACTAACTAACGCAACTAAGGGTCGTATCGGTGAGGGACTAATCCTTAACACCGAACTTATTCTGTCGTTTTTTGAAAATACAAATGAGGATGGGGATAAGATAACTATTGCGTATGGTATGAATGGAAATTCTTGGGAAGTCTCCGAGTCTATTGATACGATTATGGCAATGGTCAAAGGAGCATGACATGGGAATTAAGGTCGCCAACAACGCATACGGTACGCTAAATACCGGCATTACCAGTTCGGATACGACGGTCGTACTGAACACGGGTGAGGGTGCGCGGTTTCCCTCGCTGTCTGCTGGCGACTATTTCTTCGCCACTTTGATCGACACAACTAACAATCTGGAGATTGTAAAGGTAACTGCCCGCAGTACTGACACGATGACGGTTGTACGTGGACAGGATGGTACAACTGGCCGTGCATATACGACAAACGACCGGTTTGAGTTGCGCCCAACAGCGGCGCTTTTTGATGAGTTTGCATCCCGTGCAACTACGGGTAAGGCAATCGCAATGGCGATTGTGTTCGGAGGATAAGATGGCGCACTTTGCTAGAGTCAACGCACAAGGGATTGTTGAGCAAGTTATTGTTGCAGAGCAAGACTTTATTGATGCTCTGCCTGACGCATCTTCTTGGGTACAAACTTCCTACAATACATATGGCGGTCAGCACCCTGAGGGTCGCCCGCTGCGTAAAAATTATGCAGGGATTGGGTATACCTATGACCCATCACGCGATGCGTTCATACCGCCTAAACCATATTCACAGTGGGTTCTCAACGAGCAGACTTGCCTTTGGGATGCCCCGACACAGATGCCCAATGATGGAAAACGCTACCGTTGGGATGAACAACTAGGTAACTGGGTCGAAGCACCCATTCAAGGAGAGTAACTATGGCAGCCCCTAATATCGTCAATGTAGCAACCATTACCGGCAAAACCGTTGGGGCGGCGTTGACCACCTCCAGTGCTGACATTGTGACTAACTCCGCAGCCAGCGGTAAGGTCTTTAAGGTCAATGCAATCTATGTTGCTAATGTGGACGGAGCAAACAACGCAGATGTAACCGTGGCGTTTTATAACGCTGACAATACGACCTCATATAAGTTAGCAAACACTATTACTGTTCCTGCTGATGCGACACTTGATGTGTTAAGCAAAGCCATCTACCTAGAGGAAGGCGATAAGATTACAGCGCTGGCTTCGGCTAACAGTGATCTTGAAATTGTTGTGTCCTACGAGGAGATTTCGTAATGCCACATCCTTCTACATCTTCTGCGGACGGAATTTGGAAACTTAACGAAGTCCGTAACGCACTACGCGGTGGCGAGTGGCCGCTGCAAACTTATTCCGTAGATTTTCTTGTAATTGCTGGTGGTGGTTCTGGCGGCGGCGCATTTGCCAATGATAGCGGAAGTGCTGGGGGTGGCGGCGCTGGAGGTTATCGCTCATCTAATTCAACTTACGGAAATTCTGGTGGTGGCGCATCAGCAGAATCATCAATTTCAGTTAGTCGTTTTTCTGTTTATACCATTACTGTTGGTGCTGGCGGCGCTGGCTCTAGTGCCTCAACCAGTGGACCGGGAAACAATGGGAGTAATTCTTCTATATCAGGAGCCGGAATAACCACTATTACATCAACTGGCGGTGGCCGAGGCGGTGGTGGAGATACTAGCCTTGGTCAATCTGCTAGTGGCGGTTGCGGTGGTGGCGCTGGTGGTGGCGGCAATAGTGGCGCTGGAACAACGGGACAAGGATTCAAAGGAGGAGAGGTTGGAACTTCTTCTTCTGGCGGTGGCGGAGGAACTGCGGCAGCCGGAGTAAATGGAACACCAAATCAAAGTGGTGGCGGCGGAAACGGTACTGCATCAACAATTACTGGATCGTCAGTAACTCGCGGTGGTGGCGGTGGTGCTGGCGGAGCCGACAATACAACTCGCGGACTTGGCGGGACTGGTGGCGGTGGAAATGGTGGTGTTGACCACGCCGCAGGAAGCCCGGCAGGTAGTGCTGGATCGGCAAATACTGGTGGTGGTGGTGGGGCGCAAGGTGCCTGTTCGCAAACAAATCCATCGACAACATCTGGCGCTGGCGGATCTGGCGTTGTTATTTTAAGAATGCTGACTGCAAACTACACCGGAACCACTACTGGATCACCGACTGTCACAACATCTGGATCAGATACGATATTAACTTTTAACTCATCTGGAACATACACAGCATGACAACACGCCGCCCTCTCGTGATGTTCCCCAACGGGTCGTTAGCCCGTTGTGAGGAAGTGCCGCCTGAAGGCATCTTAGTTATTGAACCTGAAATCATAGAACCGGATTTACCTCCGGTAATCGACCAAACCCAAGCAGTGAAGGAGGCTGAAAGTGGCAACGACGCATGAGTTAGAGGTGCAACTGACCTCGCATGAAGCCGTTTGTGCAGAGCGGTATAACACCTTTATCCAGCGTGTTGATCGACTGGAGTCTTTGATGATTAAAACCGCAGGTGCTTTGATAGTCGGCATGGCGGGCGTTATCGTGACTATCTTAATTAAAGGAGTATGACCATGCCCGGAATGATGAAGAAACCTGCTGCAAAGAAAGCCGCTGCTAAACCGATGGGTTACGCCAAAGGTGGTATGACTTTCAAACCTTGTCCCGGCTGTCCTAACGCTGCAAAGTGTAAGGCAATGGGCAAGTGCATGAAAAAAGGTAAGTAAAGCATACGTATCAGGGACGGGAGATGAATCTTGAGCCAGTTACCAGATCCGGGGAATCCGGCCGAAGTTGCTCGCGTAGCCCTTGGTGGTATCAAGGAAGCAATCAAGGTTGGGCGAGAAATCAAACAGGCTGGGGCCGAGGTCAACTCCTTCCTCGATGAGGAAGCACGAGCAAGGATTGCATGGAAAAAGAAACAGTTACAACTTCAGCGTCGTGGTGATCTAGTCTTTGTTGACGCATCCACAGAATACCGTGAGGTGCGAAAGATTAGAGAGGCTGAGGAACAGATGTACAAAGATATTGGTGCGGAGTTTGGTAAAGCCGCAGTAGGAGAAGTAAAGGCATTAGTTGCACAAATGCGTAAGGAAAAGCAAACGCTTGACCACGAGTTTCAGCGGATGCGAGCCGAGGAGCGACTGATGTGGATCCTTATATTTCTTCTCAGCGGAATTGTTTATGGGATTCTTAAAATGACGGGGGCGTGGTAATGGATACTTTACTTGGGATTCTTAAAGGTGCGGCTCCGATGCTGGCTACCGCTGTGGCTGGCCCGGCGGGTGGAATGGCAGTCAAATTTCTTGCCGACAAACTAGGCATTGACGATAAGACTGTCGAGGGGGTTACGGCTGCTTTAACTGGCAACCCAGAACTTCAAGCCAAACTAGCCGAGATCGACCTTGAGTATGCCAAGATGGATCAGAAAGACCGCGAGAACGCCCGTGCTTACGCCGCGCAAATGGCTAACGCTGATGTCTGGCCTATTACCAAGAACATCACGACAGTACTGGCACTAGGGGTTATTACCCTGTCATTTGTTTTGTTTGCTGTGCTGATCTTTATAGAAGTCAAGCCGATTGCCAAGGATATTTTGATCTACATCCTTGGTGTACTGTCAGCGGCGCTGACCCAAATCCTTGCGTTTTACTTTGGTTCAAGCCAAGGTTCTAAAAACAAACAGGCTGAGATCGACAAACTAATGGGTGTCAAATGAACCTGACCGCTAACTTTACTCTGTCTGAAATGGTGAAGTCTGAGACTGCGCTGCGGCATGGTATGGACAATACTCCGGGGGAGACTGAAATTGAAAATCTTAAAAGACTATGTGAACAGGTTCTTCAGCCTGTTAGAAACCATTTCAAAACGGGGGTCAAAGTCAACTCCGGTTTCCGCCACCCCGAAGTCAACGCCAAAGTCGGTGGCTCGAAAACCTCAGACCACTGCAAAGGCCAAGCGGCGGACATCGAAATCCCCGGCATCCCGAACGCGGACTTAGCCATTTGGATCATGGATAACTTGCAGTATACGCAACTGATTCTTGAGTTCTATACTCCGGGTATTCCTGATTCGGGTTGGGTGCATGTGTCGTATGACCCTGCAAATCTAAAGAAACAAAACCTAACGGCTGTCAAGAAAGACGGCAAAACGGTTTACCTACCGGGATTGGTTGCCTAATATGGCCGCAGTAAAGATCGTTAAGTTTCTTGGGGAAGCACCGAAAATTGCTTCGGAGTTGCTGCCGGATTCGGCTGCTCAGTTGGCATTTAACTCCAAGTTGTACTCAGGCGATCTGATTCCTTATCGCTTGCCGTACGGCGCGGGGAACGTCGGTCGCACCGGTGTAATCAAAACTTTGCATGCTCTACGTACCCCCGGTACAGGTGCGCTAAAGTTTTTGACTTGGCTCAATGATGTGGATATTGCCGTGGCTTCTGACTCTACTGACGAAGAACAGCGGTTTTACTACACTGGTGACGGTGTGCCTAAGGTATCGAACTATGAACTGGCTACCGCTACTGGCGAACCGTACCCAAACAATTCTTACTATTTGGGGCTACCACTACCAACAACGGTGCTGACTACAAGTGCGGCTTCCTTTTCTCAAAAGACCACAAGTACCTACGCCCGTGACGCTGGTAATACTGCCACTATCGTTACTTCTGCTGCTCATGGTTTGCGTACCGGTAATATCGTTACGATCAGTGACTTTACAACGACTACGGGTAAGACCTTTAATGCGACCAACGTCGAAGTAACGGTCATTAACAGTACGACTTTTACTTATTACAACCCCGGTGCGTCAGTTGCTACCACTTCTGACTCGGCTGGTCGTGTATCGCTGGCTGGTAATACCCAAACCCGGACTTATGTCTACACTTGGTACACCCCGTGGGATGAGGAGTCTATTGCTTCTGAGCCATCGACTGCGCTTTACATTAAGGAAGGCCAGACTGTTACCGTTACTGGGCTACCTACGGCTACTCCCTCGGCTAACTATTTTGTCCGTGGCATACGGTTGTACAGAACTTTACCTTCGACTTCTGGTACAGAGTACTTCCTACTCAAGACATTATGGTTCCCGATTAGTACAGCGAAGGTAAAGCGAACATCTAATGTTTCACGGGTGACCACGCAGCAACACCACAACTTAGTGGTGGATGATCGTTTCAAACTTAGTGGCTGTACTAACTCATCGTTCAACATTACAGGCGGCATAGTTACTGATGTCATCGACGATTACACCTTTGAGTACGCCCAGACGGCTTCTGATGTTGCCGAAACTGCTGATACAACTGGCACGGTCTACCATGACGCTGCTGAAACACCGACTTCTACCGCTCGTTACTGGGGCGATAGTTCATATGATTTTACTGATGATTTTGATTCCACCCTGCTTTTTGATGTACTTAGTACTGACGATTACGACCCTCCGCCAGAGAACTTACAAGGTCTTACTGCGGTGCAAAATAACATCTTGGTGGGATTCATTGGTAACAAGTTGTATCTCTCTGAGCCGGGGCTTCCGCATGCGTGGCCGGAAAAATATGCGCTGACTTTCCAAGACGAGATCGTTGGGATTGCGGCTATTGCCGGGTACATCCTTGTATTGACCGAACAGTATCCATATCAAGTGTCAGGTAACAGTCCTGCCACTATGGCGTTTGCGCGGATCGACACCCTATTGCCTTGTGTGTCCAAGCGGTCAATTGTCAATATGGGCTTTGGTGTAGCCTATGCAACCTACGGTGGTATGGCGCTTTACAACCCGTCTGCCGGTATGGATGTAATGACCAAACTGGTTCACGACTGGGATACATGGAACGAATCGCTTGACCCTTCTACCATTGTGGGTAAGTTCTACAACGGCAAGTACTTTGGGTCGCACGCTCTGAACTCGTTCATCTTTGAGCGAGATGACCGGATTGGTGGGTACTTTGTCCAGATTAACTATAAGTTTTCTGCCTCATGGTATGACCCCCTAACCAATGACTTCTACTATATTGGTGATGCCTTAGGTAATCTGTACAAGTGGGATTTAGAAACCCAACCGCTTGCCTCGATGGAGTGGAAGTCCAAGACTATTATTACCAAGGACTTTTTGAACCTTGGCGCAGCGCGGATTATCGCAGACTACGCTACCCCAGATGCTGAGGCAGAGGCTATTGCGGCCTACAATGCAGGTGTACCAGCGTACAACGCTCAGGTATGGGCAGACTACTCTACCCCTACCCAGACGGCTTCTTACGCCCGTGCTGCCAACGTGGCAACTATTGTTACTGCAACGCCGCATTTACTGGCTACTGGGTCTAAGGTAGATATATCGGGTTTCACCGGTGGTACTGGCTCAACATTCAACGCACAACAAGTTGAGATAACTGTTGTTGATTCAACAACCTTTACCTTCCCTAACGTCGGTACTGTTGTTAGTACGACTGCGGATACTACGGGTACAGTGATTTGTCTAAAAGGCCTTGGGGATATGAATGGCCCCTATGACCGCACGACTTCGCTTGGGGTTCGGATTGCCAACGACGGCACACTGAACTCCACCGTGATTAACGGGGATAACTTTACACGGTCGTTAAAGCCGACTAGCGGAACTTTACCAATTACCTTTAAGTTGTGGGTTGACAAGCAGTTGGTTTTCCAAGCCACAGTCAGCAGCGACGAAGTATTCCGCCTACCTACGGGGTATCGCTCAGATACCTTTGAAGTGGGTGTGTCAGGTTCGGCGCGGGTGCGTGCCATCCACATCGGTGAAACCCCCTACGGATTGAGGACAGCATAATGCCCGGACGATTTACAGCCATCCCTGCCGTACCAACTGGTCTTAACGAGTGGCAAAACCAGTTGTCCAACACCATGAAAGAAAACGTGGAGTTGCTCTGTGGCATACGGGGGGAGGCAGATCAGGCTAGTCGGGCGATTGTGAGGTCTGACATCACGGTAAATCAGGCACGAGAATTAAACATGAAACGTGTCACAGCCGAAGGTAAAGGGTATACTATTAGCGGGCAAAACGTAGCAGATTTGGACGACTTTGCAAAGTTGATTCTTAATGTCCAAGAACTTGCAAACGATGTTGCCTATTTGAGATCAGTGGTTAATACCATGATCGTTCAATTGAAAGGGTAATTATGGCTAAGGGCGCAAATCCAATTCTGTCGATTCTAAACATGCAACCAAAGGCTCCGGCTGCCATTCCTCAACCGGCTGAACCTACCGTTGCTGGCCCAGCCCAAGCCAATCTGAGCAGTGTTCCTGCTCCTGCAATGGCTCCCGCACCTGCTACGCCATCAACTGATCTACAAATTTCTAGTACTGATTCACTTGACTTACCTGCGTCTTTGACTGGACTGATGGGTGAAAATACTCCACAGGTCACCATCAACGAACGTGTTATTCAACCTTTTCCAATGGGGACTACTGCCGTGAACCCACAATTTGCTGCTTTTGACTTTAGACTTCAACCCACATATGCCCAAGGCGGTATGGTAGGACAGGGCGGACAGCCCGTGCGCCCCGCTGGTATGAACCCGCAAGCACAGGCTCAGGGTAATATGTCCCCGCAAATGATCGAGATGCAGATCCAAGAGTTCATGCGTACTCAACCACAAGCCGTGGCACAAATTCAGCAAGCAATCATGGCTGGCTATCAGACGGGTGAGTTGACCCCTGAGGAAATGAATCAAGGTGGTCAGTTGGCTATGACCGCTCTACAAAACCCTGACATGTACCCGTATCTACGCCGCTTTGCAATCCAACAAGGTTTGGCAAATGAGCAAGATCTTCCTGCTGACTTCGATCAAGGACTGGTCATCACAATCATTATCGCTTTCCGCGCTGCGCAACAGATGATTGGGCAGATGGGTATGGGTGGCAGTATGGGTACTGCTCCGATGGTTAACCCGGCTGAACTTCCACAGATGCGTGATGGCGGTATCGTAACTGCTGGCGACCACGCTGCAATGGGCGGCAAAGTAAAAGGTGCTGGTACTGGTACAAGCGACAGCATCCCCATCCGTGTATCCGCAGGTGAGTATGTAATCCCTGCCCATGTGGTAAAAGCCAAAGGTACAGAGTTCTTTGATAAATTGTTGGAGGCATACACCAACAAACCCAAGGCAGCCTAATGAGCCACGCAGGATACGACCCAATCCCACTTGACGACTATGACGCTCTACTACTTAGTACCAAAGAGCAGTTTGATAAGTACTGGCCTAAAGCCAAAGGACTTGTGGAGAAGTGCATCAAACGATCCATGCACGGAGAGATTACCGCTGATGACATTTACACACTTGCTTTACAAGGCAAGTTTTATGTTTTTGTTGTCAAGAATGATAAGTGCATCTCACCTGACGTTAAGTTGGTGGTTGTCCTTGAAATCGTCCAATACCCAAGG